GGCGCCTTCTTCGGCGAGTTGTGCGCCGAGCTGCGGGTCGAAGATGGTTTTGGACATAGGTGCTGCTCCCTAGTAGGTGGTTCGGATGATGGATTCGAGTCGTGCGTTTTCGGCTTTGATTTCGATGATGGTGTCGCGGAGTGTGTAAATGTGTGCGATTGCTTCTTGGAGTACGATCATGGTTGACACGCTGCGGCAATTCTCGGCGTACTCGATGAGGTCCGCTAACAGTGCGTCGGGGTTTTGTTCGCGGCGTGTCACCTTGTCCACCTTTCGAGCCACAGCGCGAGTGCGAACACGGCGAACAACACGATCACAACGATTTTGCTCACGGGTCATTGTCCTTTGTAGGTGGTCCACTGCTGCCAGCCGCCTTCCTGCCAGATGACGAGAGCTGCGTACAGGTTGACGTAGGGGTCTAACAGGGTTTGGCAGTAGTCGAGGACGGCTTTGGTTTGTAGGTAGCCGAGCGGCCAGTACCGGGTGGGTTTGCACCATGATTCGGTGTGGATTTGCATAAGGCCGAGGCTGACGCCGCGGGTGAGGTCGCCGACGGCGTCGGCATGGCATCGTGATTCGGCCCACATAATTTGGGCGAGGGTGCCGAGCTCAATTTCGGGCCATCCGACGGTGCGCGCTAGATCGACGTAGTCGTCGCAGGTTGGGCGGGGTGCGGGTTCATACTGCGGTACGGGTTTGGGGGCCTCCACGAGGCTCAAAGTGGCCTGTGGGGGGATTGTGGTGATGGCCGGGGCGGGTGCCGGTGGCGTGGGTGTGGGCAAGATGGCTGTTAGTGCGCCGATCATGAGGCTGATGCCTGCGGCGACACTGGCCATGAATGACAGTGGATTCATGTTGTACCTCGGTGCTGCTCCGTGGGTTATGTGTCGGATTCGACCTTAGCGGGCTCCGTGGCGGTTGTGGTGAATGCGGCTTGGAAGGCTTTGCGGACGCGGTCTGGGTCGTTTCCCCATTGGGGGTGGAGCTCGATGTGCCACCAGTCGCCGCCGGGTGCGCCGGTGAATGTGGGTTTGCAGGCTTTGCGCCATGCGGCGCGGTCGCAGCGCCATGAGCGGCCGAATTCTTGGGGCCAGTAATCAATGATGAGCTGGATGCCGAGCTGTTCCCAGTGTTGGATGCAGGTTTTGATGAAGTCGAGGGATTTGCGGCGGCCGTCGGTGACGCCGAGGTTGCGGGGTTTGATGTATCGGTAGCTGAGGTCCATGGCGAGGCCTCGAGCGTGGTTTGAGATTTGGCCGGGTTTGCCTTTGATGTCACGCACAACCCATGTGCCGTTATTCCATAGCGCGCCGCCGCTGTGTTGGGTGGCTTGGCGCACCCATTCTTCGGTGCCGGCGAGTTTGTGTTTGGCGACCGGCTGTTGATCGACGATGTATGGACGAGTCACTTTTTGTCTTTGTTGTCGCCGAGCTCTTTGTGGTGGCCGAAAATTGATGCGAGGTGCGGGTCGCTGATTTTCGAGCTGATGAATGCGAGCACTGCGGACGCGACGGGGAGCAGCATGGCAACGAGTGCTGGGTCGACGTCGTTCATGTGGGCGAGGTAGACGCCGATTCCAAGAATGCCGCCTTTGACGGTTTGGTCGGCTGCTTGTTTCGTGGCGCCGTTCATGAGATCAGTGCAGCGACTTCGTCATCGGTTAAACCCAGCGCGGCAAGTTTCGCACGTGCTGATTCTTTCGCGGCCTGTTGTGCGGCTTTCGCTTCTTCGGCTGCTTGCTGATCCGCAATAATCTGCGTTTGATGTGCAAGTTCGTCATCGGTCATTTCCCTAACAATAATTTCGCCGGTTGCCGCGTCGTGGACTGTGATTGTGTTATTGGGCATAGCCGTACACCTTTACGCTGACGCTGGCGAATGTTCTGATTCCACAAGCAATTGTGAAGTCTGTGTATTGAGTAGAGTTATTAACAAATCCCTGAATAAATTTGGTGCTTTCCCCGGTGCGCGGATCGGTGCCCACAGCGGTGTACGAAGTTGCGCTGGCGATGTTGGGGTTAGTTAATTGCACAATTGCGCCACCTTTTAGCGTGTTGTCGCATTGGCCCAGCAACCAGTTTGACGTATTGCTTCCGTTTACGTTGACGGTGGTGCCGGCACTGTAACTGATAGTCATGCCTGCGTAGTAATAGCCGGTGGCGGTTGCGCCCAACGTCATCGTAAATGATGCGCCACCGCTGGCAGTCAGTAGATCATCGATAACGATAAGGTAACTGTTGTACGTGCTGGAAAAAACATTAGTGATAGCCAACGTGCCGCCCGATGTTGCCGTTGTGGTACTGATGCGTACCAAGCCACCGGCTGTCGTTGGGCCAACAGTCGCCCAGTTAGAACCGTCGTAGTATTGCACGACGTTGGTAGATTCCAAATAGCACAACTGGCCTTCGGCAAGCGTTTTTTCGCCGGTGCCACCAAACGCTGCATCGCGTTCCGTCGTTCCTGCAAACACCGGGACGCCGGTGCGGGCGGATTGGTTCATTTGGGCGGCCGTGAGGACGTCGCCGGCCGTGAAGGTGGGGACGGTGGTTTGGGCGTTGGCTCCCATAGTGCTCCTTAGCCTAGGACATTCAGCGCATCAAGGACACCATAGGTCGGGTCGTCAAGGATGAGCTCGTAGATGATGGTGGTTGGGCTTGTGTAGTAGGTAATTTCGTGGCCGCGGTCAAAGTTGATGGTGGCTTGGATGCCTTCAATGGCGAGTTCTTCGCCGATTTGGCTGTTGAGGCCGGGGATTTGTTTTTCGATGCTGATTGTGTTGCCGATGTCAATGGTTGCGACGGTGTCGCGCTGCAGGCTGGTGAGTTGTGTGAATTTGACGGTGATGCCGGTGTAGCGCGGTTCGGGTTCGGGTTCAAGCAGGTACGCGGCAAGTGCGTCAATTTCTCCTTGATCCTCAAGCAGGCTGTTGATGATCTGTTTGTTTTGGATGAAGTATGTGGCTTGGCTGGCGAGGTCTTCGGCGACGGATTCTTTGCCGTCGAGGCCGCGAATGTAGGCATAGTTGACCACGTTGTCGGCGTCAAATTCGACGGTGAGGTCGTCGTATTGGTAGCCGGTGCCGTCGTCCTTGAAGCTGGCGACGGGTGCGCTGAGTGTGGCGCCAATGCGGTTCTCGAAGACGAGTGTGCCGTCGGCGGCGATGTAGAGGCGGCCTTGTTCCGCGGCGTTGATTTGTTGGAGGTAGCCAAGGGTGTTGGTGCCGGCTGGGATGGTGTAGGGGCTGCTGGCGCCGAGGTTGACGGTGCCGGTGGCGATGTTGGTGTTGCCGGTGTAGTCGACTTCGGGTAGGGCGAGGATGGTGTTGATTCGGTTGCCGCTGGTTTCTGGGCTCGGGTTGAGCTGTTGGAGGCTGGTTTGGGCGAGCTGGTAGAAACCGTCGGCGCAGGTGACGATGACAGTGTTGGGGCCGGCTTTGGCAAAGATGTATTCGTAGCTGGTGACGGTGCCGACGAATAGGTCGGTGGTGTCGCGTTTGAGGCGTACGGCTCGCATGGGGGCGAGTCCGGGTTCGTTGTTGGTGGGGTCGTAGTAGGGGCTGGTGGAGTCGTATGGGCCGAGGATGCCGGTGGTGTCGCGCATGGTGAAGGTCATGGTGCCGGCGCCGAATTGGTCGTCGGGTTTGCGGCGTCCGCGGCGGTAGGTGACTTGGGTGACGTTGTTGGTGATGTCGGCGAATTGGGTGCTGGGGCCGAGTAGGTAGGTGGTGTTGTCGAGGACGCCTTTGGTGGTGTCGTTGAGGCGGAAGCTGCCGACGTCGAAGCCGGTGTCGAGCTCGAGGGTGTAGTTGCCGGATTGGACTACGGTGCTCATGCGACTAGGACGTCGATGGGTCCGCTCGTGCGGTTGTATTGGATGAGGGCGTCGACGATGGTTTGGCCAAGGTCTGCGGGTGCGGTGACGGTGTTGACGGTGACGTTGATGGCGGGTTGGGCGTTGAGTAGTTCAAGGTCGGCGAGGCGGGCGGATTCGGTTTGGCCGTAGGCCTCAAGTGTTGGGAGCTGGTAGGTGGGGAGGGCGAGGGCTCGTGGGTCGATGCTGAGGCCGCTAACGGGTGCGGGGACGGTGCGCGTCCCACCGGCTCCGCCTCCGCCAGCGATGTCCTCAAGCCCGCTGATGGGCGCGATTGGGAGGGTGGGTGTTGTGAGGCTTGGGATGGGTTCTAGGCGGTCTGGGACGTTTGAGGCGCGGCTGGTGGCGCCTGTGGGGCCGAATGGGAGCGGGATGCGGCCGATGTTGAAGTCTGTTGGCAGCAGCGGGACATCGGCGCCGGGGAGCAGGTTGTAAGCGCGGATGATGCTGTTGATGGTGAAGTTGACGGCTTGGGCGACTTTTTCGAATGCGGCGATGATGAGGTTGGCAAATTCGATGCCCGCGCGGCTGAGGCCTTTGAATGCGAAGCCTCCGTCCGCGGCGAGCTGTTGGATGCTGATGGCGAGAGCGGCGACGACTCCGCCGACGACGCCTAGACGGGTGGCGAGACCGGCTTGGGCGAGGCTGGCGCCGCCAGTGCTTACGCTGAGGGCTTTCATGCTGAGGTCAAGGACGATGACGGTGGCGTTGTACACCTTCATGGCTGCATTTGAGGCCAGTACGAATGCGGACAGGGCTGCGATGGCTGCGCCGGCTTTGACGATGATGTCGGTGTTGTTTTGCATGAACAGCGCGGCTTTGTCGATGAGCGGGATAAGGCGCTCAAGGATGGGGATGAGTGCGTTGCCGATGTTTTCTTTGGTGTTGTCGATGGCGATGGCGACGCGGCGCATGCGGCCCTCAAAGCTTTCGGCGGATGCGGCGGCGGCTCCGCTGAATGTATCGGTGAGGACGCTGACAATGCCTTCGAAATCTTTGGTTTTGACCAGGGCTTCGTCAAGGGGGACGCCGAGGCGTTGGAGGGCGGTAGCTTGGCCGTTGGAGGCTTTGGCGAGGGCGATGCTGACCGATTCGAGGTCGCGGCCGGTGGCGGCGGAGATGTCAAGAGCGAGGTTGAGCAGCTGTTGGGATTGGGTGACGTTGCCGGTGGCGCGGACGAGGTTGCCGAGCGCTGGGCGGAGCTGATCGTCGGAGACCGCGGCGGCGCGTTCGGTGGTTGCGATGTATTGCTCGTTAGCGGCGATTTGGGCGTCTGTGGCGCCGGTGGTGTTGCGGAGGGTTTGGGCGAGGAGGGCTTGGGCTTTGGCGTCTTCGGCTGCGGCTTTGGTGGCCATGGTTGCCGCGGCTGCGAGCCCAGTGAGTGCTGCGGCGGCTGGGAGTGCGGCTTTGCGGAGCGCGAATTGGGCTTTTCCGCCGGTGGTTTCAAGCTGCTTGAATTCGCTGATGGCGCGGTTGATGCCTTTGCCGTCGAATTCGCTAATGATGGGGATTGTTATGGCCATTAGCGGAGCCTCTCGTTGACGGTGCGGGTGAGGTCGTCGACAAGTTCGTTGATTTGTCGGTCGACGTCGTTTTCGCGTCTATTGTACGCGGACCACATGACGCGGCTGGCTCCGCCGAAGCCTTTGCCTTCGAGTCGTCTCGCGAAGGTGTTGTCGCGGCGTCGGCCTGCCATGTCGAACACTGAGCCGCTGGCGGATTTCATTTGGATTCGCATGACGGCTGTTTGGCCGCGGCGGGTGTCGACCTTTGAGGTGATTGAGCGTTGCACTGCGCGGCGGTCCCATGGTGCGAGTCGGCCTTTTTGCCATGATCGGGCGAGCCCGGAGAGTGGTAGTTCGGGGATGAGGCCTTTGGCGGTGTCGATGACGGGTTTGAGGATGTCTTTGTAGCGGCGGTCAAACGCTTTGCGGAGGTCGGGTTCGACTTTGCGGAGCTCGCGCAGCGTGTCTTGGATGCCGGTGATGGTGATGCTGGTGTTGGCTGTCATCGTCGGCCTCGTTTGTTACGTTTCTCCGCCAATAGTAGGACGGTGGCGAGGTCGCTGCTGTCGAATTCGATTCCGGGCGGCCACCATCCGACCGCTAGCAGCAGCTCCGCTAGCTGGCGTCGGACGCTGCCGCTTCCGTAGGGTTTGCGGCTTCGAGGCCCTCGACTTCGATCTCGACGACAGATTCGCACCACAGTTCGTAGCCGCGGTTTTCTTTGCCGTTCTTCGTGAGGCGGTGCCATGCGAGGTAAAGCAGATCGTTCAGGCCCATGCCGGTCTGTAGCTGTTGGACTACTTTGCCGCTTTTGCGTTCCCATGCGGCGTAGTCCGCGAGGGTGATGGCGGCTTTGTCGGTGATGGTTTGGCCTGAGGGTTGCCGGTAGTCGACCTTGATCGTTAGCTGCACTGCTGCTGCTCCTTGGTGTGCTGTGGATTACGGGTTGGTCGTGTCGATTGCCAGCGCGCCACCCTGAAGGGTGATCTGGACGCGGCTGAGCTCACCGACCGCGGCGTTGACGACGTCGAGCGACTCGAGGTACGTCTCGGACAGTTCGAACTTGGGGTTCGTGGCTGATTCGTTGCCGGTCGCGGGCTTGACGCTGATGTAGCACTGGGTTCCGACGAGCGGTTGGAGCAGCGCGTAGGTCTCGCTCGAGGCGTAGGACATGAGGAAGGTCACGACGCACTGGTGATTCTGAAGGCCTGCCACGTAGCGGCGGCCGTTGACACCAAACGCAGTGGACTCGAGGGCCTCGACGTTCTGCGTGAGCACGACCGATTCGCACTGGTCGGTGATGTCCGTTCCCGGTGTCGCTGCTCCGATGGTGACGATGGGGTTGGCGAGGTAGGTGGTGGTGGCCATGGTCAGTCCTTCCGTTTCTTGGTGTTAGTTCTAGCAGGCTTTGTGGGTTTTGTGTCGTCATGCGTGTCGGGTTCGATGATGCCGTTGGCAACGAGGTAGGCGATGTTGAGGCCGTGACCGTCAATGAAGTCGCCGGGTTTGTGGTTGGCGAATTCGCGGTGGACGATGTATTTCATGGGGCGACTTTGGTGTCGATGGTGAGGTCGTAGGCGGCGTATTCGGCTCCGGCGATGTTGACGACGGTGGGGCGGCCTTCGGTGAGGCCGATTTTGGCGGCGCGGATTTTGTCGGCGAGCTCGAGGAGCTTGGCGAGGGCTTTGCGGTCGCCGGGGCCGATGGTGATGATTTTGATGCTGAATTGCATGTG